TTTTTATACCTATAAGATAATAACCATTGCTGTCAGTTCTTTGACCCCAGCTAATTCCAGTCGGGTTATGAGCAGCTGTCACAGCAGCGGGGTCAGTAAGTGTATCCGCTAAATTTAAATGCCGAGTTGCTCCGCTCGTTGCACCCTTCCGAAATAGGAAAGTACCTGAAGCATCTTCAGATCTATCTGATCGGAAAGCATCCCCAGCAGTTAGTGTATTGCCTGATATATTTCGGCTTGCGTCTATTGTTACAAGACCGCCTACCTTAAAATTACCCGCAATAAGATTTACACCAGATTTGCCGTAAGCTGTCCCGCCATCTAGCTCAATCCCAGTGTGAAACGATATTCTTAGTTGCTGATAAGTGGGGTGGACCCATGTGCCAGCAGTTCTGTAAATTCCATACTCGGTGTTTGTGTGCCAAAAGATACCCTCATTTGACGCGGCGGTGTGACCTACACTGGCGGGGTAAGCGTTAAGCCCGATGCCCATAGCTGGAACTTGCACATTTCCAGAGAATGTTCCCGCCACCGCCGTAAGGTTTCTACTGATATCAATAACAGGAGTGCCTATAACTTTATAGCCGGTGTAAGAGTCCACTCCCCCATCTGCTCTCAGCCCTAGGGGGGTGTAGACTCCGTTAGTAAACTCTGAGCTATCGTTTATCCTTAAATAACCATCATTGTAATCTGCTGATAGCGCGGTTCTGCCATTAAAAGAAATGCCTCTTTTATCATTAGCTGAATTTGCAGAGAAATTAATTACAGCGGTTGTATCTGCGCTAAGATTAAAAGCTTTAGATGCAGATATTCCTGTTGATTTCACCTGTAAGACGTTAGCTGTTGCGCTAGGGTGAAACGAGATATCGCCGTTTGAGTTGTAAATGTTAAAAGCGTCAGCGCCGCCCCAAGTAGTATAATTAGAACCAGCTCTAAAAAACTGTGCATTACCATCGTCGGAGGTAAATTTCATTCCAGCATAGTCAGTTTGAGTAGTTCCATCACCTATATTTAGATATACATGAGGGCCAGTGCCGTAAAGATTATAAGGAGTGCTCCCTACACCTGTGGCAGTAATGTTTCTGATGTTAGTTAAATTATTACTGGCATCAATTACCGTGTCGGTTCCTATCTTGAGCACTCCGTCTTCAATAACTAAATCTCTACCCCTGAAATAGTAAGTCCCTGTATCAGTACCCTCGCCCCAATAAACATCCTTTCCGGTTTGGTAGTTATAAACCCCAGAAACCGTTGCGCTTGTAGAGAGGTGCGGAATTCTCCAATGGTCTGAGGTGCCTGCTGATCCGATTTTTAACTGGGCGTTTGTGATATTGGTGTAATCGCCACTGCCGCCAGAGTATGACCCTGAAACCTCTATGCTCGTTGGGAATAGGCTTCTGTCGTTAGTAATAACTGCGTTGCCGCCCATCGCCAAGTTGCCGCTAACAATATTGACTAACCCGTTTCCCAAAATAGCGAAGCGTTCGTTGGTCTCGCTTTTATCTGCACCGGTCCTTGTGTGAAAACGAATAGCAGCAATGTCATCAGCATACGTTGTAGCTATATGAGCATCGCCCACGTTGTTGTCATACCAGATTTGAAAGCCTTCTACCGCTATAGTAGAACCGCTTGCCTTCAAATTAATACCCGGATCACCTTGTCCAGTAGCGCCTGAATCACCCTCTATAATTAAAAGTGAATCTGATCCTGACTTGGCTACTGTTAAGCTGCCTGTAAGCGTTCCTCCAGCCAGAGGCAAGTGACCGACTTGTGAGTAGCTGTAAGCAGCGTCCCAGTTTGTATTTGTTACATTGGACAGCAAGCCAGAATGAATCGTTTCAGCCGCGATCATCCCTGAGTCAAAGCTGTCTAATTGCTGCGTGGAAAAAGCCAATCCTGAAAAGTAGAACGAGCCACGCTTATTTGTAATTCTTATGGAGCTAAAATTGTCTAAACCAGTTGCTATTTTAACAATCGCTTGTCCATCGTGTTCAATGGCATTTCCCTCATTACTATTCTCTACTGACTGTCCTGTGCTTATCCTGCCGAGAAATACTAAATCGCCGTCAGCTTGTATCGCATGAACATCAACGTAACCTCCATCAGACCATTTTAGAAATGACATATAACAAGTGTCAGCTCCAGCAGGGATATTGTATTGCTTATATGCCCCAGCGTTATAGGTATAAGAATATCCTGCGGCTAATTTTATGGTCCCCCACGACGCTCCTGTAGTGCTTGAAGTCCAAGTTCCAGATTCAGCATCTTGGTCTGTTGCCTTCAAGTAAGTCTTTGGGATATTAGCGCCGTGACTAAACTCAAAGCTATCGCTCGCAGTCTTCCATAGGATAGAAGCATCTGTCGTAGAATTAACCGCGTCTTGGATAGTAATACCCGCATTATTAGCGGTGCTAGATGAATCACCCGTGGAATAGTTCAGGGTTATGTTGTTGTCCTTGACCGTGAGGTCGTCAGTGTTGACGGTCGTGGTGGTGCCGTTCACCGTTAGGTTTCCGGTGATCGTTAGGTTGGCATCAAAGGTGTCGTCAACATTTGACCTTAGAAACGCCGTTGAGTCTAAGTTGTCTAGCGTGTCAGCATTACCGCCGGTTGAGGTTACGCCGGTAACACCCTCATTTGCCGAGAATGTAAAGGATGGCGTTTGACCTGTTACCGATGTAGGAACGCTAGAAATTAAAGCACGAATATAATAATCGGTATTATTAGTTAGGGATCCTGCGCTTATGGTCTCTGTGATGTCGGTGTAAGAGTAATGGACGTAGTAATTGCCTGGATAGTAGCTGCTCAAATCGTATGTTGAAATGGTTACTGAATGACTGGTGCCGACATTTGTGTAATTTGTTCCATCTGTGCTTACTTGGAATTGCAGTGTAAAATTTTGAACTCCGTAGTTCGTCGTGCTATTCCAACTGATGCTAAAGTTTGCCTCAAGTTCTACGCCAAGCTCGCCGTGGTCAAACAGATCACCAGAAGTTCCTAGGACAATGCTGCCGCCGCTAGTCGTGAATGTTCCAGTGCCCTCTTTAAAGTCACCGTTGCTTCCGCCAACGCTTTGGGCAAGCGATCCTTGTAATAAGTTAATCGCGCTGCTACTAAGCATATCAGCGGTTATGCCCCCAGCTTCAACCCCAGCAGCGATGAAAAACTCTTTACCGACAAATTGAAAAGAGTTGTTTACTATCAGGGTGTCCGCTTCTACCGTTCCTTTTACCCTAACATCGCCGGTCATGGTCAAGTTGCTACCGTCAAACAAAAGGCTTCTGCTGGCGTCTCCAACAACAAACTTTCCGTTAGTAAGGTCAAAGAATGAACCGCTTTCTGATCCGGATGGAGCGGCATTAGCGTCTGGAACATTGCCGCCTTTTAGTGTTCCAGCAGTAATATTCCCAAGATTTGATTGGATTGCTTCTAAATTAGTGACGTTTATTTTTGCAGCCGTTACAGCATTAGCGGCTATCTGATCGGCGGTGACAGTTCCATCAACCAAAAGATCCCCAGAAATGAAGTCACTTATTGCCCCCCAAGTTGCTTCTGTACTAGCGGTTCCTGCAACTGTGCAAGTCCAACCATAAGTTCTGTTAGGCGTTACCGGATTAGTAACGGTTGTGTCTGTGGTTATTACTATGTCGTTGACTTTTGGCAGTCTACCAGCAACGACATTAAACTCTGAGTTTGAGGGAGCAAGAGCATCGTCTGTCGTGATGCGGTAAAACGATGGGATTGCATGTTGGGCTTGGCTAAGGACGCCTGTAACGTCGCTCATTACTTGGTTAGCATTAAGGGTGGTTGTTGTTGTTAGATTATTTCCAGACCCGTCTTGTAGTACGCCTCCACCTAAAGTTAGCGTCCCCGTTATGTTTGCTTCGCTTACGGTTAGACTGTTTGCTGTTATATCGCCTGTTACGGTTAATGCGGAACTATCAAACAAAAGATTATTGGTTGCGTTTCCTACTACAAACTTCCCTCCGTCCAGGTCAAAGAAAGACCCTGACTCAGTCCCGCTAGGAGCTGCGTCAGCATCAGGGACAGTTCCCCCTTTGAGTGTGCCGCCTGTAATTGTTCCCAGGTTAGCATTAATAGCTCCAAGATCATCAACACTGATAGCGGCCGCGGTTATAGTGTCATCTATGATCAAATCACCAGCGAAAAATCCAGATATTGTGCCAAACGTGCTGCCGTCGTATTGATAGGCGGCTTGCTTGTTCGGACTAGAAGTCGTGTTGGTGACAACTACAATATCGCCGTCTGTCGGCGCTCTACCAAAAGCAGTGTTGAATGCCGCTGCGTTAGCTGGAGCGTCCACATTGTCATCCGCGCTTGTCCTGGTAAACCTGAAGAACCCGTTAGAGTTAAGCAGATCACCTACAGCATAAGCCTGGGCCTGCCCGTCGTATACGTCAGTTCCTAGCGTTGCTCCGACCGTAGCGTTGTTAGCCGGCCTCAAGCTGTTAGAGTCATCGACATCAATCCACTCAACAGAATCAGCAACCTGGTCCGTGGTAGTGACGGTCTCTGGCCCTACTACAGCACTTACTGCTGACTCATCTGTCGCTATACCTGTGCCAGATGAAGTTGTGCCGCTTGCGGTAGCCAGGAACGTATCGCCATTGCTTACAGGCGCTGTCGCACCCAAAGTGACCCAGTTTGTCGTTCCTAAACTTCGGATCCTGTAGGTCTGCCCGATAATGATATCCGTGGCAGCAACCTCGTTGTCATACAGAGAGGCTCTAACCCAGTAATATTTAGTCAAGGCGCTACTAGGCAGTGAAAATGTTATCGCATCGTTCTTTGTGCGAAGCAATATCGACGAATCGCTAAAGTTACTAGTGCTGCTCTGATAAACGATAATATCGTTAAAGGTAGTATTAGGGACCGGGTTATCCCAGGTCAACCGCACGAAATGCCCATCAACCACTGAGCCCAAGTTTGTTGGCGCAGGGACCCCTGAGAATCCATCTGTGATAGATCCGTCAGACGCAATTTGCGAATAGTTTCCCGCAGGCATGTCTGTATAGTTTGCCTGGGTGTCTTTTAGCATGGTTAGCGTGACTGCGCCTTCTGCCGAGAAGTTGAATCCGAGGATGACAAAAGGTGTTTGGTTGAAGCTTATTGAGTCTTGATCAGACCCAGCAAACTTATCAAGCGTGATCTTTACCCGGTCTCCAACTGTGTAACGTAGAGCTTTTAGATTGCAGGGGAACTCGATTAACAATTGGTCGTTAGACCTGTTAATCATTTGATAGGTCAACCGCTGACACATGTATACGTCATTGGTCATAGGAAGCTCTACTTCCTTATAGAGGACCTCTCCTGCGTCCCTGGTCGCTATGTCTGTCAACTGAACTTCTGGGAATGCGACCTTCTTATGCAGATCTTCTGGATTAAAGTGAGTACCCTTGATCGTGTTGAATCTGTCGTCCCTGGTGTTGGCCACGGTGATATTAATGGGGCCATTCAGGTCGTTATCAGTAAGAATTGCGTCTGACTCTGGCTCTATATACTGACCGGCCTGCATTACATACTTGCCGCTAGAGTAGACAAGCGATCCGTTCATAGAGCTCAGGATCTTGTTTATGTTCTGAGAGTGACTATCGGTCCCGTACAGGACGCCGTTACAGGTGAATCTCTTCTGAGTCTGCGAGTTTGGGATGGATACTAACGCATCTGAATAATCCGCTGAAGAGTGGACAGAGGCCCAATCTATTGCGGAGGACGGAACACCCATTCCAAACTGATCATCGATAACATAGTTAGCCAAGCACAGGGCTGGGTTGTCTGACCATTGCCAGGTAGTGCTGTCTGAAAGCCTATGTGTAGAAACTCCTAGGCTTGAATCATACTCAGGCGACGTGCTGTCTTTGCGTGGGTCGTAAATGGCCATACCCTTAACCAGGGCTTTTATGTCCTGCGGGTTGTACTTGTTCCAGATCTCTGCGATCTTTTCGTTATCAGGGAATGAGAACTTAGTGGCAATGTAGGTAAGACCCTGGCCTTTATGATCGCTGGTCCATTTAAAGAACTCACTAGCTACAGGCTGGCTAACTGCCGTTTGACCCCCAATATATTTATAAACTGTGACCAAGGTGGTCGAGTCTATCGGCCTAAAGATCGTGCTAGTGCCGTTAACAATGCCGCCAGCCGCGTTTCCACTGTTTATATCAGCGTTAGGGATGATTATGTTGTCTAAGTAAATGTCTGTGATTGCTTCTGATTTATCACCCGTCAAAGCAATTACATGCCACAAGTCCTGGTTGCCTGTACCGCCAACTCCCATAAACGCTACAGGGCCTGATATCAACGACTCACCGTAAACCCGCTTAACTGGAGCGGTTGTCGATCTTACGGTTTTTTGCCTAGCATAATTAGAGTCTGGCCTTGGAATTGACATCTCCATAAGCTTTGACATACCAACAACGCCAGCAGTTATAGCTAGCGCGCCGGTGACAAAAAACGTCGTTCCGCTAATGCCAAAAACCACCTCTATAATTGGCAGGGCAGTCATGACCAGATTGCCCACGAACATTATTGCTGTAATTATTGCATTCGGCATTTATTCCATCCGCATATTAGGTTTTCTTTGTCTATTTGGATGATACCGTTCTTACAAAGGCACAGTATCTTGTCACCAAGCTTTATGCCCATCAAATCACCAGTAGACATTGTTACTAGGCATGGATCTCCGTCGCTTAACGTCTTGCTTGGAGGCCCTAAAACACTCGACACCGTATGCTTCAGGCTTCCATTGCCTTCTATTATTTTATAGGCTGCAGCCTCGTCTTGATAGTTAAAAGACTCTAAATAATCTACGCCGGTTAATTCTTTTACCACAAACCCTGCCCACTGGCAGCAATCAGCATCGCCGTAGTCAAACCGTCTTTTCTTCCACTTGTTGGCAGCTCTTAATACGTCTAATTTCGAAGCCATCTTAATGCCTATAGTTTCCTGGTCCCCTCGGCTGGGCAAGATCTATATCGCCAGACGTTATTGCGCTGCCCTTGCCTTTCCAGTTGACCTTCACCCCTTCTACAAACGCCAGAAGGTTAAAGAACTTATCTCCGCTGTACCTGGATTGCTGCCAGGTATTAGTGAACATTAGATTTCGGCTTCTTTGCAGTAAGGACAATTGAGACTCGCAAGTCATGGTTATCATGTCGCCCTGGTCTGACCCAACGCTTACAGCCATCTGGTCCATATGACCAGCCCATAACGCCACAGGATTCTGCGTATTTGCTGGATTTGGCTCCTGAACAAACGCATCATCCTCATCCAATACGCCGAGATATATTGTCACCGGGCGCATATAGTAGTTTTCTTCTAGCGCCTGCTCGGCCAGCGTCGCATCAAGTAAGGACAAGGTCAGGGTTATAGAATAAGGCGAAACGTCTGTCCCTTCCTCTACGGCAGATATTGTCGCCAGGTCACCTAAGCCCTGCCAGGTCTGCCCGTCGAAAGTATATTCTCCGATTCCGTTATGTACATATAACGTCTGACTAGAAAACTCTAGCTTGGCGAACGACAGCAGCCTTACATGCCCTGCAGCAAGCGCATCTGCTACGGCTGGTGAGAACCCTCTACTCATGCTAAAACGTCCTCCATAGCTTCTATAGTGATGCTACTAATACCTCCGACATCATTACTCCATGACGGATTGTTTCCCAGAATGAATACACCTAGAACCGGGGGTACAACATCAGCGTTTGTGAACGGTGCGCTCGCAGCTGTCGTGTTCCTAAGCGGTGGCGCTATATTGACCGTTACATTTCCACTTGAGTCAGTGTTGTAGCTATCTGTCTCTGTCTGAGTGCCAGCATCCCAGTCGCTGACAACCATATGAAGCTCATTGCCGATCCTGAGATAGTCACCTGATTTCATGTAGCCTTGTGCGCTGCCAGGGCCGCCTGTCAATGACACTTCTGTACCTGACTGACTTGCTGCAGCGACTAAAGTAGAGTCAGCTCCTGCGCCTCGTCTAGAGTAAGCAAAGTCTCTCAACAACATCCTATGCTCTTGCCCGTTGAGGCGGCTTAGAAACGCTTGCAGAGTCGCCTTTGTAACGCCCGATACATTGTTGTACTGCATCGTACACTTCCAGAGAGAGCCCTTACGGGATGCTGTCTGCACAGCATTAGTCAAAGGCGACCGGAACACCCTGGTGTTGGTGACTAGCTCCCAGGTGCTAGATGTTGGGTTTATGTTAGGGAATATAAACTGGGTCATACTAGCCTTCCTCTACCAGCCAGGTCCCTGACCGTTTGTATGGTTGTTCTGCTTGTTTTCTCCATAGCCGTGCGGATCTTCTGGTCTACTTCTGGGCCTGCCCCGGTAGCGTCTACATTGTTTATGATTGTAATCCCAGAGCCGCCACCGTTATGCATGTCCGTGATTTTTTCATTGGGATGTAGCATCGCCATAAAACCGCCTTTTCCGTCCATTCCTCCCGATCTAGCGCCGCGGCCGGTAAAACCACCTCCTTCAAATGACGCGACCGCTTGAGACATAATAATTGCTGCGCTTGCGTAACCCATGCCTCTTATTAAATTAGCTGAAGGTAAAATTCCAAGGCCAAATATTCCAATCCTGGCAGCGATTAGTCTTGTTGCAGCCAATTCGGCGCTTATGACAGCCTCTGCTGCAGCGAAAGACTTGTAGGCCAGGAAAGCAGTCTTCTGAGCAGCTGTGCCTTCAGCGAAACTGCTAGCCATCATTTGCAACCCTTGCAATACGACTTGCTGACCAGCTTCCGCTATCTTCTGTTTCTTTTCCTGCTCTTCTTCAGCGATTCTCATTCTCTGTAGTGCAGAATCTCGCTCAATCATAGTAATCATGTCTTCGCGGGTACGCGTGGCATTGAAGAATGAATCATCTAATCCTTGAATAAAAGTTAGTCTTTGAGACTCTTGCTGAGATATAAGCTCGAGCTCGGACAAGAACCCTGTCCTCATTCCCTCTAACTTTTGCTCGGTTTTTAGCCTCTCCCTTTCTTTTGCCTCTTTGTCCTTTATTCCAGCCGCAATGCCTCGCTGCCCCTCACGCTCTCTTTGCCTTCTGGCCTTTTCCGCCTCTCTCTCATCTTTGATCCTAGCTTTGGTTAATGCGTCTACAGCATCGCCTTGCATGCGAACCAACTCTATGGCCCTTAACCTTTCAAGCGCCTGCCTCTTTTGCTCACTAGTAAGATCTTTATTGCCTTTTATTTGTCGAGCCATTTGCTCCGCGGGACTTAATTTATTTGTCTTGTCATTAAGCTTTTCTATTCGCTCTATAAGTTTGTCAAACTCCGTTACAGATTCTGCTACAGCACCAGGCAATCCTGCGCTATTAAAATCACCGACTTCTTTGGTCAGTATTGCCAGCTCTCCATGAGCTCGGAAAAACTGGGTTACTAAATCCAGGAATCCATCGTTAACATCTTCTAACTTCTCAGGCATCATTGTGTTCAATAACGCCGCAAACTTCTCGTTGTCCTTATCGAGCTCTGTGCCTGCCATCTTGGCCGCTCTTTCCAATAATACAAATTCAGTCGTAGTTAAGCCTAAACTTTCAGCGGCGTCTGCTAGCCCCTCTGTTCCGCCTCCAACCTCGAATTGAAATCGTATAGACTCTATATCAGAAGCAACGCCCTGGATTTGCTGCCTATAGCCCTTCATGTCCTTTAAAGCGGAAATGCCAGCCATCATCCGCAAATTTTCTGCAGCTGTCTCTGAGACTTGACCAAGCTCCTTTAGCTTTCCTGCGTATTCGATAACCCCGGTCTTAGCGTCCGTTTGAAACAGGGAGCTTAAAGAGCCTACTGTATTTTCTAGATTACTAGTTGCCGACTCAGACTTTAGCAACTGGGGAATAAATGCCCC